GGAGTGGAGTAGCACTTCCATTAGTAAGAAGAATCTTTGGTGAATTAGCAGCACAAGACTTTGTGTCAGTTCAACCAATGAATCTACCTTCTGGTCTGATTTTCTATCTTGACTTTAAATATGGTACTGTTCAAACAGGTAACCATACTGACAGAGCCGATGTATATGGTAATACATCAGGTTCAAATGTAGACGCCTCAGGCGGTCTATATGGAGCAGGTAAATTTGGATACTCAATAAATGACAAAATCACTGGCGAATTAGCAATTCACGCATCAAATGTTGATGCTGATGAATACACTTCAGGTTCAGTAACTTGGTCAGATGTTGATTATGAACCAGACCTATCCGCTTCAGTAGCATTAGGTAACGCAGTAGATGATGGTTTAGTAAAAATTACTACATCAACAGCAGCATACACAAACGCAGATACAGACGGAGTTAGAGCATTCTCTATCTCAGGTTCTGGATTTGATGAATTCTTCCCGGCTTACACAAAGCACGACAAGGACAATTCACAAATTACATTTATTGTTAAAAAATCAATAGCTGGTGCACCAGGTCCGTTGAAAGTGAAATATCACGCACAACCAAGCACAAATTACAGCAGAACTGATTTTGAAGCAACATCAACACAAATCGACGCAAACCCAGAAACTGATATCGACATTCCAGAATTAGATATCGCTCTGAAAAGCATTCCGATTATCGCGAAAACTCGTAAGTTAAAAGCAGTCTGGACTCCAGAACTTGCTCAAGACTTAAACGCTTACCATTCAGTTGACGCAGAAGCAGAACTTACATCACTATTAAGTGAGTACATTTCAATGGAAATTGACTTAGAAATACTTGATATGTTGATGGGTAACGCATCCGCTAAAACAGAATTCTGGTCAGCAAGAGTTGGATACGAATATGATTCAGCAAATACTACATTTGTAGAATCAAGTGGTGCTTCAAACGCTTACACTAAAGGTGAATGGTTCCAAACACTTGGAAACAAAATCCAAAGCGTAAGTAATGCAATACATCAGAAAACACTAAGAGGTGGAGCAAACTTTATAGTTGTATCACCAGAAACTGCAACAATCCTTGAATCAATTCCAGGATATGCAACAGGTGCTGATGGCGACGCTAACACAAATCAATTCGCTATGGGTGTTCAAAAAGTAGGGGCAATTAACAACAGATACACTGTTTACAAAAACCCTTATATGTTAGAAAACCAAATCCTTGTAGGATTTAGAGGTTCTAACTTCCTTGAAACAGGTGCGGTATACGCTCCATATGTTCCAATGATTATGACACCATTAGTATACGACCCTAAAAACTTCACTCCAAGAAAAGGTGTGATGACAAGATACGCTAAGAAGATGGTTAGACCAGAATTCTATGGTAAAGTCGTAGTTGCAGATGTTAACTATGTATAATAGTTAGTATTTCAACACATACTAAAAGCTGAATAAGCATACGAAAAACCCCTATTAAGTTAGGGGTTTTTTGTTTTTTATCTAAGAATTACCTATTTATATACGAAGATTAATTTCCACCCCCAAAAACTTCCAACTCTGGCGACGGATGACGTGAGTATTTGGCTAAACCAAATGTATTTGGGGTTTTGTAATCTAACAATTAATATATTTGGGACAGGGAAATCCCCAAATAAACGGAGAAAAATAATGGCAAACAAATCAAATTCAACTTTAAAAAGTGTATTGAGACAATCACACGCAAATTATATGGATAATTTAGTGGATTCAGTAGGTCTATATGCAGAAGGACAATCAGGCGGTGAGGCAATAAACCTTTCAGCAGATACAACTTTAGCAGTAAACACTCACTCAGTTCAAGTTGGTAAATTCGTTACTATTTCAGCAGACGCTAAAACATTAACATTACCAGCAGTTGTGGTTGGTGCTTCTTTCATTATCGTAAACACATCAACAGACGGTGGTTCACTATTAACAATATCACCTAATTCAAGTGATAAGTTCTTAGTAGATATCGCAGGTGGTGCAGGAACAAATGATAAAGACATCATACTTGCAAAAGCAACACAAAGTCAATACGACTATGTTAAATTAGTTGGTCTAAGTGCAGACGGATGGTTAATTGATGACATTCGTGGAACTTGGGTTGACCAAGCATAATAATTAGTTTTAGGACTAAGTATTATAGAAGTGAAAAGACCCCCTATTTTTATAGGGGGTTTTTTTATACAAAAGTTTAATTATTGATATTTATTAATGTATATACAAATAGACTATTAATAGGAGATTTTAATGGCTCAAGAAGCAATATGGCCAGGAAGTGGTTCCGCAGTAGACGGAACGACACCTTTTGGGTTATATGATAGTGACACCACCTTTCAAGCAGACGCACCTAAGTTCGCAACTTGGTGTGCAAAAAGACTTGGATATCCAATCGTAGATATAGAACTACAAGATACTCAGTTTTATGCTTGTATGGAAGAAAGTGTATCAGAATATAGTGCACAAGTCAATCAATTTAACATTCGTGATAACTTATTACATTTAAAAGGACAAGCCACCGGTTCAAACTTTACTCATAAACGAGTAAAACCTACTTTATCTGAAAATATATTCATAGCAGAAGACTATGGTTCAGAGGCATTAGTAGGTGGAACAACTGATATAAAAAGAACAGCGATTTCAGTTAATTCTGGAAGTCAAATTTATGACTTAAATAATTTAGTAGGTGAAGCAAGTGAATCTGGAGCTTCAATTGAAGTTAAAAGAGTTCACTATGAAGCAAGACCAGCGGTTACAAGATACTTTGACCCATACGCATCAACAGGATTCGGAACATACAATATGTTGGACGGATTTGGTTTTGGAAATCAATCACCAGCAATTACTTTCGTATTACAACCAATCTATGCAGATTTATTAAGAATACAGGCCATTGAATTTAATGACCAGATTAGAAAATCTGCTTATTCATTTGAAATTCGTAATAATCAACTAAGAGTATTTCCAGTTCCAAGTGAATCAGGTTCGTTGTGGATAGAATATATCAAAACATCTGATAGAGACAACCCACTAAGAACTCGTTATAGTGGTTCATCAGATGTCGTATCAGATTATTCAAATGTAAAATATGACTTTATGACTTATTCAAACATTAATGATGTAGGAAAACAATGGATAAGAAAATATGGATTGGCGTTATCAAAAGAGTTATTAGGAATCATTCGTTCTAAATACGGAACTATTCCAATTCCAAATGCAGATGTTTCATTGGATGGAGATACATTGAGAGCTGAAGCAACTGCAGAAAAAGAACAATTAATAGAACAATTGAGAGAAAACTTAGAACAAACAAGTCGTAAAGCACTTATGGAAGCTCAAAAGGAAGAATCCGAATCACAACAGGAAACTTTAAAGAAAGTTCCATATCCACTTTACATAGGATAACTAAATGGCACAGCGATATTATGGAGCAAAAGATTTAGCAACCATAGAAAAGTTCAACAGAGAACTTTTAGGTGAACCAAACATTGATGATTGTGGGATAATTGACCAGTATGTAATTCTTTACAGAACATCAGTTTATGAAACCGACACCAATATGTATGGAGAAGCATCAGAGGGTAAAGTTTATAAACAAGGTGTAAAATTACCTTGTATTGTTGATGCCGAAGATTTTGATTTCCAATATACAGACTTTGGACCAGATAACAAACAAAATGTTTCATTTTCATTTCAAAGAGCATACTTAGTGGAAGTAAATTTAAAACCAGACATAGGTGATATCCTAAAATGGAACGATGGGTATTTTGAAGTCAATACTTATAATGAAAATCAATTGATAGGTGGTAATCCAGACAATAGTCATTCAATTGTAGTTTCAGCACATTTAACAAGAATGCCAACCACAAACTTAGAGGAATATAGAGGTTCATAATGGCAAGAAATAAACCAATACCAAGAAGTCAAAGAAAGATTTTTAATCGTGGACAACAAATAAGTCGTAATTCACCGGGAGCAACAGATGATGTAAAAAATATATCAGTCGGTATTATGGATATGGATTCTGCTATTATGTATTATTTCAATGAAGTGATTAAACCAGAAGTTGAAGTCAATAAAGAAACGGTAAAGGTTCCTTGTATTTACGCATCACCAGAAAGATGGACCACGATTTCTAAACAAGGATTTTTAAGAGACAAGAAAAGACAAATAATTACACCATTAATTGTATTTAAACGAACTGGTATGGAAAGAAATGATAACATACCTATTGATAAACTTGACGCAAACAAACCAAGAAACTTTTATTCATTTGAAAAAAAATATTCTCACCAAAATAGATATGATAAGTTTAGTGTTCAAAAAGGATTAACACCAGGTAGAGAATATTATAATGTAGCGATGCCAGATTATGTAACTCTTTCTTATGAATTTATAATATGGACTTCTTACATTGACCAAATGAATCGTATTGTAGAAAAAATCAATTATTCGGACGGAGCATATTGGGGTGAGCCAGGTAAAATGAGATTTAGAACTCGTCTGGAAAGTTTTTCAGACTCAAGTGAAGTTGATGGTGA